GGAACTCTTTGAAATGTATTAAGTGTAATTGACCCAACAGATGCAGTAGCTGCAATACCTGTAACAGTTACATTCGGTGCATCTCCTGAAACAGTCGGTCCTGTTAATTCCCCTGTCGCTGCAATACCTGTCGGAGTGACATCAACACCAACACCTTCACTAATAGTAACAGACCCAACACCACCTGTGGCAGCAAGACCAGTGGGTGGAACATTGACACCAATTATTATGCTTGTGCCAGATCCAACCGCAGATGTTGCCGATACACCTGTTACGTTTACGTTAACACCACCACCTTGAACAACGACAGGAGTGCCAACAAATCCTTGACCTTGTGATCCTGTAACTGAAACATTCTGCTCTGTAACAAGGCTTACATCACCAACTGATCCCGTAGCAGCTAATCCGCCAAGAGAAACACTATTATTAATTTGTACAGTGACACTGCCAACACCTGCTGTAGCGGCTATACCCGTGACTGATACAGATATTTCTTCTCGAACAACAGCAGTTCCAACCTGACCCTGCATGGCTGAAAGAGTAGACTTTTCACCACCCCAAGCGGTTGTTCCAAAACCCTCTTCACCCCAACCTGTTAGTTCGTGACCTGCTGTTGCGGACGCACCTAAAGTGACACTTACTGACCCCAAGGCACTTGTAGCAGATAAACCTGTGACTGAAACAGAAACAGGAATTACTTCAGCATCATCAGATATTGGCGCAGAGGATAGTGGACCAAAACCTAACATCTAACGTTTCTCACGGTTTAGTAGGCCACGTTACATCAGACGGAAAGCCAGATTGTTGTGGAATATCTCGTAAGGCTTTTCTATAATCAGTTTGCGCTTGTGTCATCGTTTGATCTGATGCACCCCACCAATCTGTTTCTGCAAGTAAACGATCTCTTTCCCATCGCACATCCATTGCTTTTACTCTCTCCAATTCGGCAGGATCTATGTACTGAGCTTCTTCCTCTGTCTGTGTTCGTTCTGGTGGGACGTAAATTTCTGGTTCTTCACTCATTTTAAAATACCTCAAAAAATCCCATAAACTCTATAACTACCAGATTCAAAAGTTCCTGAACTGCTAACAAAAAGATAAAACCCGTAAATATCGGAGTAACTTAAATAGTTAGTAAATCCTTGATGAGTAACTGGATCATTAGAGCCATTAATATACCCACCGATTGATCTGATTATAGGATACTGATCTGAGCCATATTCATCGTGATGATGGTGAAAAAACACAGAGCCTGACCAACCTGATTCACCCGAAGCCCCACCACAATTTGAGTATCTATCTAAATAATGTATGGTACCAGTTATTCTATTTGCATAATCTGTGCTGCTTGAGGCTTCTAAATATTGTCCTTGATAACTACTGGTGGTAACAGCACTGCCAGAGGAATCTAAAACTCTAAGGTAAATTTGACCATCACTAACGGGAGTTAGTCGATCAATCTCAAGCTCAAACTTTGTGAACTGAGTATAGTAAACCTTTGAAAGTCCTAAAGCATAAAAGTTTTGACTTACTGAGGTGTCACTGCTACTTACAGTTCCTGAATAAAGCAATTGTTTCGGAGAAACTTCAAGATCCGTTGTTGTAACAAATATTACAGCATTACCGCTAAGATCAATCCTGTTATTGCTATTAGATGACTTAATAGGATATCGATAAAAAGATGCATATACACCTGCGTTCCAATATGCACTTCCAACCTCGTAAGCTGTCCCATCCTCAATTGTATATCTAAACCACTGGCCCGTAGTTGTGAAATGGCTTTCCAAAGTTTCAAAACCTGAAACGGCACTGCCGCCAGCTACATAAACTGTTGTACCAGTCCCAGTTTGCGTAATCGTCTGCTTGACCCTTGATGGATACTGTAAAAGAGTTGCCATTGTTACTTACGCACAGATATAAACTTTAAGCGATTCTAATTATCGCATTCGTTGCATCAGCCGTTGGGAAAACAACTTGAAAGTCACCAGATGTAGAAGACTTATCAGATCCAAAGTCTAGAACAACCACTGTGTTTGTTGTGCCAGATCCACCACCTGCTTGTGTGTTATAAATCAACGCACCACGCGCAGTAATTGTGGCAGACGTAAAAGTTAAATCCGCAAAGTCGATAAAAGCAGTAGTTCCTGATGTTGTCGGTGTTACGTTTGTAAGACTACCACCACCCGCAGAATACGAACCAGACGCTGAGACTTCGTTTGAAGTCGTATACGCTGTCGTTGCTGCTGTGAACGAAGCACTGTTAGTGTACAAAGCAAGTTTGTAAACGTCTTGCCCATTAGTAAAATCGTGCTTTGCCTCCAAAAGTTCTTTTTTGAAAGAAGTGCACATTGCGTTTCCAGTAAAGGCCATATCAAAGTCTCCTTATAAGTTCAGCCAGTTGGGGATGACCCGCATCAACAAGTGCATTACACACAGTTGTACGATCACTACGAATAGCCTGTCTCATGTAATATGCAACAAGCTTTTCAACGTGCTTTGAGAAAGCACGAGCTTGATCTCTTATCCCAGGGTGGGCGGTATCAGAGACCGAAATAATTTTTTCTACGCATTGCTGCGCTAGTTCTTCAGGCGTAAAACCTCTGTTGTCTGTTGTTCTAACTCCAACAATAGGCTCATCTTTTGGTACGCTTACATCTATTTTAAACATTAAGTCTTCTCTCTAAGAACCTTACCTCTTCGGTATTCATCTGTAGTTTCTTTTGCTTCTCCAAGGATTTTAACACCAATTAAAGATTCTTCAAAACGTTTGTTGTACATAGCCATAACATCCTGTTCACCCTTCATGTATATATACGCTTCAATCAACGCCCCATACAGCATCGCCATTTCAGCGTTCTCACTTAACCAAGTAGTCCCACTACCAGATCCGGCGGTCAAACTTGCAGGTCGATAAAAATAATGAAGCTCTGCGGTGAAAGTTGTATTTGGAGTTGGAGCTAAAATAAAATTATCTATATCAAATACAGCGTAGTATCGAGGAGATCCTGTCGTTGTAGCGTCTGGCGTGTAAGTCTGTATAAAACTTGGATCTTTAAAATCAATAAAAAACTTGTCTCCATCCGTTCCTGCGAGACTTAAAGAAAACGGCGCTAAAAAATCACTAGGGCAAGCTAAAAATTTATCACTAGCCGTTGTAGAGGCTGTAACATTCTTTCGAAACAAACTAAGTTGCACGTTTTTTAAGATTCGTTCTTCTGCTATTCTTATAAACAACGGAAGATTAGTTACGAAAGAACTTTCGTCATTCTCCGTATAATCCTGAATAGCCGTTTTAAGTTGATCATATGTAAAGCTCATGTCATCACACTATTGTTATGTTTCCTACCATAGCACTATGATTAGTGCATTGATATACTAGAGATGTATCGGAGGGTTCATGAGGCACAATAAATTGTGTCAATCCTGTCGTTGAATTATAGTTTTCTGTGACACCTGTTGTAAAAGCAGATCCACCATTAGATGTTCTAATTTGCAAAGGGTGACTACTTACATTTGCTGTATTGTCTATTAGGTATGTATGACCTTTATAAAAAGTAAAGTTTGGATTATTACCCGCAGTAGCCCCAGGGCCAGTAAAAGTGTATGCAGAAGAACCACTTGTACCTGCTACATAGGTTGTTACAGGCCCAGATACTTCGTCATTCAGTCTAATCCAATTCCCACCGTGTGCGAAATATAGTCCACCAGTTGCATGCACATGAGCTACCGCGCCATGGTATGTGGAAGCACTAGGAAGATCACTTAAAGCTGCATAATAAAATACAATTTTATTAGCTCCAGAGCTAACGTCAAAAAGACCACTAGAATCTATAATGTCTGTAAGAGTTGTGCCGTTACCAAGAGCAGCGTAAACCTCGTTGAAGTTGTCATTAATTTTATCCGCACCTGCACGAAGAGTGTCTCCTGATCCGTCATTTGCAGATGATCCAATTCCTACTGTTTGCTTTGCCATCTTTTATCCCTCGTCAAATGTCTGTGATGTTGAGTCTAATGTAATTGATGTGCTATCAAAAGTTGCCGCATCATCTACGACAGTGACACTACCAACTGCACTTGTCGCCGCTAGTCCACTTACATTTACAGTCTCGTTACCTGTATCTGATATGGTTACTGTAACAGTCCCAACCTCACCTTCAGCAACTAAATTATTTGGTGGCGTTACTCCTGGTATGTCTCTAAATCCAACTGGATTGTACCCATGTTGTATAGATCTTTGCTCTGTTAATTCGCTTTCTGGACGCGGGTCACGTAGTGCTTGTGGATCTGGAAACGCTCTTGGTGGAAACAACTGTGGATGCTTTGGCTCAAACTCATCAGGACCGACCTTTGCGCCAGTCCACTCTGTCCTCATCTCACGAAGACGGTAACGACGACCTGACCGATCCGATATACCATAAGCATGTTTACCACTAGCGTATGCCATTACACCCTCAGATAACTCAAGCTAGGCTGCAACCTCAAAGGTGTTCGACCTTGATCCTCATCCGCTGCACGTTGGAACTCTTCTTCGTATACTGACTTCAACATCTGTATGCGATCTGGTGCTCGTTTCATCGCCATGTAGTAAGCCAACCCTGCCACCATACAAGGGTAAAAACGAAAAGGCATGTCAGTGGTATTAACAAGAGCGTCAGCGTCTTCTATTCTTTGTACATAGTAGTAACGGATTTGGTCCGTAGAGTTCTCAGGAGTAGACCACAAATACACCACAGGAGTGATCTGTCTATCTAAGTAATATTGACTAGGTCTACCTTGAGTTGATTTATTTGGAAGTGTTGCATAATCGCTACGACTTATTCTTTGTATTTCAAAATCCGTGTTATCGCGTCTAACGACAACATCCAGTAAGTCAACGACATCAGCAGCTAACGAATAAGAAGATGTGCCTTGAGTAACAGTAAAGTTTGCTTCTTTAACAGTCCATAGGTTAAGTCCACGGTTAGCCCAGTCAGCAAACATCAGGTTCATAGACCTACGTGCTGTTTTAGCATCGTAGCCCGTGCGAATCTCTAGTCCGCATCTTTCGTATGCTTCTTCAATTGCCTCTGCCACATCAAGGTTAAAGTCTCTTGATCCTGATGTTGTCATATCATCAACTCATATGTGGTTTCTGATTAGTTTTAATCATAACGCAACCGCCCTTTTTAAAACCTTTAACCATACCGCCTTTTTTCATGTAACCCATTTTCTTAACTGTTTCAGGGCTTTCTTTTTTTAAAGCAGCTAAACCCGGTTGTGTTTCAGGGTTAATCTTCTTCATCGTTATCCTCCTGATTATAAAGATTATCAAATATTCTATTCACATCTAGTGTATAGTCTAAATCACTTTTTGAATAGTGTGTATGTTGTGAGGGTCTAAAGTCTGGAGCACCCTCACCCACTGCAAACCAAGCAGGATGTGTAACCCTGACTCGATTATTTGGTAACGCCACTATGTTTCCTGTCCACTCTCCTGCATCCAACAACTGCATTACATGGCTTTGTTTGTGTTGTGCCGGATCATCTGCGATCTCACTGTCAGTGTAGTCTACAGTGAATAAATACTTGGCGGGAAACATCTCGCCGTTTATTTTAGCTAACCAAGGACATGGTGTGGCTCTATCTAATGTATATACTGCATGATGATGTGAAGAGCAGTCCCAAGGCTGCGCATCATGTGTTGCCATAGGCTCAGGCCACTCTTCGAGCGGGATGTCTGCAACCAGTGCTGTGATAGGCATTCTTGCCCACATTGCACCACCATGAACGGTATCTTCTTCTTCATCTTCTGCTTCA